CCTAGTACTAGGCCTAGTCCAAGCCCAAGGCCCAAGGGGAAGGCCCAAGGCCCAAGGCATAGGCCGGGGGAGTACAACGCTAGCCCAGGGACAATCTCTGCCCAAGCCTAGTGACACGGGACTAGGACCAAGGTCTAACAGAGGCCCCTGTTAGCCCCTGAGCGCCGTTAGGGCCTAACAGGGGCCTTGGGTCCACCTTGGCCCCGTTTGGCCCTTGGCGGGGCTGTTAGGGCCCTTGTGGGCCATGTTAGGCCATGGCGAGGCCTTGGCATGGGCCTTGCGCGGCCTTGGCGCAGGTGACGCGCTTCGGGGGTGCGGCCTCGGATGTCGAACCCGAATATACTCAGACCCACCTGCCTTGTCCTTGAACCCTGCTTGTAACCTTGTAACATCGGAGACCCGCCTTGGGGGGGGGCCTTTGTGACGGGGGTCCGCTCCTATAATTTTTAGTAACAAAGTCTTGTCTTGGTTTGACATAGCATGGCCATGTTAGTATCATTGCGTTAATCCTCCCTAAGACGAAGCTCGGGGGCCTGCGGGGTCGAGGCGGCTCTGTAGGCCCTTGTTTTGTGAGGGGTGGTTATGGAGTGCAGGTTGGTATTGCTTGGCGTGGTGGGTTTGATTTGGTTGGTGGTGTATTTACTTGCTGCGGTGGCGTTACTGGAGCGGATGTCGAAGAGATGACCAGCTTTACTGAACAGTCTTTTGACCGGGAGCGGTGGCCTAACTTCAGCTTTGTGGAGTTGCGGTGTTCCCATACCGGGGCTTGTGTTATGGATGAGGTGTTTTTGGATCGGTTGCAGGACTTGCGCGATGCCGTGGGTCCGTTGACGGTCACTTCGGCCTATCGGTCCCCTGCTCATCCTAGGGAGGCGAAGAAGGTTGCGGAGGGGCGTAAGACCGGTGCCCATACCCATGGGCGGGCCGTGGATGTCAAGTGTCGTGGTGAGAAGGCTTTTTTGGTGTTGCGGGAGGCGCTGCGGCTGGGGTTTACGGGCATTGGGGTAAGTCAGGAGGGGGCCGGAGGGCGCTTTTTGCATTTGGATGACTTGAAAGACGAGGAGTATCATGGACCCCGGCCTACGGTATGGAGCTACTGATGCAAATTAAAGATCGGCATAAAGAGGCGATTCACATGATGATCTTGGATCGCTACTCCCGCCAGCGGCAGACCGCGCAGATCGCGGAGCAGGTGGGGGTGTCCCGCACGGCGATACAGCAGTGGAAGAATGATGAGGACTTCCAGCGGGAGTATCAGAAGCAGTTGCGTATCTACCAGCAGGACTTTTCGGAGATACGGCTGGCGGATCGCAAGGAGCGGGTCAAGGTCTTGTCGGAGATGTTTGAGCATATACCCGTGCCGAGGGTGAGCCTGCGGATGAAGGTCTTGGAGCAGATACGGCAGGAGGTCGGCGATGACAAGATACAGGTCGAGCATACCGTGGAGATGAAGGGGCCGAATGTTCCGCCCCGCGCCGATTCGTATGAGGAGTGGCTGAAGCAAAATCAGCAGATGCAGGCAGTGGTCGAGCAGTTGCCGGAGGCCGATTACGAGGTGAGCGACGCCTGATGCCCCGTCCCAGCAAGGTTCAGCCCGGATATACCGAAGAAGAGCTTGAGCTAATTCGCAAGCAGCTTGAGGCCGATGGCGTTGATCTTGTTAGCTTTGAGGACTCGCGTGGCAATGAGTACGGTAAGGCGATGTCGCAACGCCAAGCCAAGCAGCCTGCAACTAAAAAATATCCAGTAGAAGGCACTGGCAAAAGCATTAGCCTAACACAGGAACAGATGAACGAATTGCTGAAATATGGCATACTGGCTGACCGCAGCGGCAATCAGCTAATTTTAGAAAACAATAAATTGCGAATAGAAAAGCGCAAAGGCATGGGCACTGCCGTTTTAGAAAACCTTGCTGACGCAGGGATTGACACTACCGGAAAAACGCCGGGCGTTACTAGGGCTAAGTATTAACCAATGCCTTGGCAGCCGCAGGCTGGACCCCAAGAAAAGGCCATCCGCGCCTCCTTCGTTGACGAAATCTTCTTCGGCGGCGCTCGCGGAGGCGGAAAAACGGATTTTTTGTTAGGGGATTTCGCGGCGGATGTGCAACAATACGGGGAGCATTGGCGGGGCGTGCTATTTCGCCGCACCTACCCCGAACTGGACGAGATCGTAGACCGCAGCCGCGCCATATACTTTGAGATGTTCCCCGACGCGGAATACAAGGTCGGCTCCCATACATGGCACTTCCCCGGTGGCGCGACCCTCAAATTACGCCATATAGAGACCGAACTGGACGCCGACCACTACCAGGGCCACCAGTATACGTGGATCGGGTGGGACGAAGTGGGTTCATGGCCCGACCTGAAGGCGTATCATCGCCTTAAAGCCTGCCTGCGCTCCGCCCATGATGTCCCCGTCAAGCGCATTCGCGTAACCGGCAACCCCGGAGGCCCCGGCCATAACGAGGTGAAGCGGTATTTTGTCGATAGTGCCGAAGAAGGGCACCTGACCAGCGGCGAAGATATGATGACGCGGATGTATATCCGCAGTCTTGTTACAGATAATCGCATCTTGTTGCAAAATGACCCCAATTACATCCATCGCCTCAAGGCGGTAGGGGACGAGCAACTGGTGCAGGCGTGGCTGGCGGGCGATTGGGACGCCATGGTCGGTGCTTTCTTCAGTAATTGGCATGCCAGCAAGATCATCGTGCCGTCTTTCAACATTCCCGACCACTGGCCCCTCTTCGGTGCTATGGATTATGGTGAATCGTCGCCTAGTTCGTTTGGCTTGTATACCGTGGACCATGATGACAACGTATACCGCATAACAGAGTATTATCAGGGCAATGCGTCGGCCTCGCAGCATGCCGAGGGCATGACGAAGATCATCGAAGGGTGTCCCTTCACGGCGGGCAGGCATCCGCAGGCCATCTATGCCGATCCGAGCATTTTTGTTAGACGCCGCCTGTCGGAGGCCATGAATCGCTCGCCTGCCGATGTTTTTGCCGAGCATGGCCTCTGGTTGACAAAAGCTAACAATGATCGTATAAATGGATGGAGGGTTTGTAACGACGCCCTCATAAATGAGCGGTTTTATTGCTTCGCGGGTTGGAATGATGCGCTTTGCCGCACAGTCCCCACGCTGCCGCGCGCTGCGCGCAACCCGGAAGACCTCGACACCTTCGCCGAGGATCATGCCGCTGATGAATGGCGCTATGCTATGATGCACTGCTATAAACCGCATCAAGCCCCGCCAGAGATCCCCTACGAAGGCACAGCGCAGCAGGCGATAGACTCGTTGTCAAAAGGCTCTAGCAGAAAGGGCCGATATGACACAGCGCACTAACAGAGGAGAATAACATGGCAGGTTTCAATGGCACCCCGAAGCCCTCGCGCAGCAAGCCGAGTGGCCCCAAGCGCGTCAAGCCGATGGCAGCACAGGGAGACAGCCTGAAAAAGGGCAAGAAGACCAAATAATGGCCCCGCAAGTTGGTGGCAAGCACTACGCCTATACCCCAAAGGGGGTAGCGGCAGCCAAGAAAGAGGCGGCCCGCACGGGCAAGGCTGTTAGTAACAAGAGGAAGAAAAGTGGCGGCGGCTCCAAGGGATTCAACGGGACGCCCAAGCCGTCCTCCCGATAAGCTGGTGCGCGATGTGCGGAAGAGGGCAGGTCGCGCCTTGGCCACTTACACCGAGCCGGGGGCCTTTGTTAGGATACATGCAAGGGATCTCAAGGCGATATGCGAATACGCCATAGACAATGAAGAAATCCGAAGTTGATTTTTGGCATAAGGCCATAGAAAACACGAAGTTGTGGATGCGGGCGCGGCACAAGCTGTGGCGGCGGCTCCTCAAGACGTATGAGCTTGACTTCGATGTCGAGGGCCTCCCTGCCGACAAGACGGTGCGGGTGTCGCGCTTTTACCCGTTGTCGCGCCAGATCATCGCCTCTATCAGCTATAACTACCCCCATGTCTTTTTCCATGTGGAAGAGCCGGGCAAAGAGTTCGCCGCCGACATCTTGGAGCGGGTGGCCAACGCCGCCCTGGAGCAGATGGACACCAAGACGGAGGTGCAGCAGGTCATCTTCGATGCGTTGTTCTGCGATGTGGGATGGCTCAAATATGGGTATAACCCACCCGGCGACGATGACATCGTAGCGCCCTATACGATCAATGATTCGATGAACAACGATTTCCCCTATGTGCATCGGGTGAACCCGTTCAACATGTTCATCGACCCCTTGACGCCGCCACACAAGCTCTCCCATGCCCGCTATGTTATTGAGAAGATGATCGTGCCGCTTGAATACGTCCAAAACGACGAGCGGTTCAGCAACAGGCGGCAAATACAGGCCATTGATGACGAAAGTAACACCGACACCATCCTTTATGATGTCGAGGGCGCAGAGACCAACGAGGAGGCATCGGCGGTAACGGAAGCCAAAGAGCAGGGCAAGATGGCGGTGTTGTTTGAGATCCATGATCGCATGCACCGCAAGCGCATCACCTTTGCCGAGTCGGTGCGCGAGCCTATTGAAGAGATAGACCATCCCATGTTAGCCATGCGCCCCATCACGATGCCAGACCCGTTCACGGGCGAGGAGATGATGACGGGCGAGTTTGAGCCGGAGGGCGGATACCTAACAACGGGCGGCTTCCCCTATTACGCTTTGCAGTTCGATCAGACCTCCGAATCCTTCTATGGCCAGCCGCCAATGGCCTATGCCGAAGACACGCAAAAGCTCATCGTAGAGTCGGTGTCGAGGCGCGCAGACCTCCTTAAACGCTTCTCCCGCACCGTCTTAGGGGCGCGACGCGAGCGCGACGCCAATGCCGACATCGGCGAAACGCTGGAGCAGGGACGCGACGGTGACATCATTTGGGTGGAAGATCCGCAGGCGTCGTTCAAGGCGCTCGACTTCGGCAACCCGCCCCCGGATCAGTTGGGGCTGGAGGCCGATGCCCGATCCTACGAAGAGCAGGCGCTTAATGTTAGTCAGATGGCGATGGGCGGTGGGCGCAAGCTAACCGCCACGCAGGCGTCGCTGGAAGCCAGCTTTGGGCAACTCAACCGCGAGTGGATGATGTTGCGTGTGGCAGATTGTTACAAAACCACCGTTCATAACACGCTGCGGATGATGGCGGACCAGCGATATACGCCAGAGGAGTTTTTGGTCAATGTCGCAGAAAATGAGATGGAGCCTGTATATGAGGCCGTTTCTGCCGACATGCTGCGCGTGCGGTTCAAGGTCGATGTCGTAGCGGGCAGCACCTCGCCCATAACAGAGCAGCTTGAGCGCGAGGATGCGCTGGCCCTGTTCAACTATACGATACAGCTTCCTGAGATCAATCGCACGGAAGCTATCAAGGGCCTGCTGAAAGCCTTTAAGGTAAGTGATCCCGAAAAGTATTTGGGGCAAGCTAACAAGGCCGATGCCGCCAAGCTCGCCAGCATAGAAAATGTGGCCTACCTGATGCAGGGCAGCAACCCCAATGTTACGCCCGAGGAAGACCATCAGGTGCATCTACAGATCCACCAGAGCATTCAGACGCTGCCAGAGTTCCAGCAGCTATTGCCGCCGCAGCAGCAGCAGGTCATGGCCGTAGCGCAGCAGCATGTCCAGCAGCATATGCAGATATTGCAGCAGAAGGCGCAGGGGCAGGCGCAGGGCGGCGGCGGAGCCACCTCGCCAGAAGAGGTGCGTGAGCGCGGCGGACAAGAAGGCAACATCATCTCCATGGTGCGCGGCAATGCACAGGAGATGTCACAGCAGCTACAGCGAGCGCCGGGACAAAACTAAATGATATTTCACGACTTTGAGTGCAAGAAGTGCGGGACTTCGCAGGAGGATGTCGGCTTTGCCTCGCACACGGAGGTGCAGCGCCATGTGCCGTGCAAGGCATGCGATGGCAAGGCCAACATGGTCTTCAGCAAGAGCAACGCGCTGCATCAAAACCACTCTAGCATGTATGGCAAGTATCACGCGGGCTTTGGGTGCGTGGTGGAGTCATACAGCCACAAACAGCAACTGTTGAAAAAGTATAACGTCGTTGAGTCTTCAGATGCGGTGGGCGGCTCGCGCTGCCACATTACCGCAGATGTTGCATCCCCCAACATGGCGCGAGCCGAAGGGCCGAAGTGGTCTTACGGCGCTACGCCCGACGAGGCCGTAGCAGCAGCCAAGAGCCAGATGAAGGAGTAAATACCCCATGTCCGAAGCCATACTTGATGCGGACTCCATTTCGCCAGAAGAGATAAGCTCGGCGGACTCTTTGCCGGAAGAAGTCAATGAAATTGAGCTTTTTCCCGAAGATACTCCCAGCCAGCCCTCGGAAAATGTGGATGGACACTCTCAGTCGAGCAGTGCCGAGGCATTTGACCCCGATACCGTAGATTGGGCGCGCGTTGACCCAAGCACGGTGCCGGAGCAATACCAGCCCGTCCTTCGGGCGGTAAAAAACCAACAGGCCGACTATACGCGCAAGATGCAAGACCTTGCCGACCAGCGCCGTCAGCATGAGGAGCAGGCACAGCAGGTCGAGCGCATGCGTAATGAGTGGGCAGACCGGGTGCAGGCGGTAGCCGCGCCCCAAGAGCCGCAATATACGCCGATCCAGCAACTGCGAGCGCAGTCCACGGAAGAAGAAAATAAAGCAATGGACTTTATGGACTTCTACGTGAATCAGAAGACGGATGAACGCTTCGCGCAGCTTGAACGGCAGAATCAGGCGTTGATGCAGCGATTGGAGCGCAGCGAGGCTGCCGTAGGGCCGATCATCAACCAAAGCCATGACCAGATCGTTAGCAGGACCAACGATGCTGTCGCGGAAGCGGTAGAGGCCCACGGAGAAGATGTGCGGAATCCTAAGTGGACGCAGGAGATGCTGAAGCTGATGGCCAACAACCCTGATGGGAAGCCGCACTTGAATCCCCTCACCGGAAGTCCCTACTCTGTAAAGGAAGCCTATGAGAAGGTCGCTGGCGTTACGGCGCAAGCCGCCAATGCCCTGCGGGCCGCCGACAAGCAGACGCGGAGGGGCGCTAAGAACTCAGTGCGCGCCAACACCTCCATGGATGCTGGGGAGGACGGTTCGGCATTAACCGACAACGAGGTTCTTGCAAAATTGCAAGGGCTGGGATTTGAATAAACAGGAGAAATAATCGTGGCAGCTACTTCTACCACTGAAACTTGGGATGCTGCGTGGACCCTAACAATGCGGGCCAAGCGCAAGCGCCTCACGGACAACTTTTTCGACTCATACCCGACGCTGGAGGCTTTTCGCTCTGGCAAGGCCCTGGAGATGGAGAACGGGGGCAAAGAGATACAGGAAGACATCCTGTATGCCGGTAATTCGGCAGAGTATTTCTCGGGATATGATGTCCTGAACACCGACGCCGTAGACGGCATCACGGCGGCGTTCTATCCGTTCCGTTACGCCAGTTGCCCCATCACCATCAATCATATTGAGGAGATGGAAAACCGAAAGACGGATGCGGCCATGAAGTTGCTGGAAGCGAAGACGCAGCAGTCGATGCTAACCTTGCGCGACCAGATCAACGCCAGCTTGTATTCGGCGCAAACCGGGAAAGCTCCATTGGGTTTTCAAGATGTTATTGCCAATGCTCCTAGCTCGTCCCCGACGACGTTGGGCGGCATTACGGTTTCCGGCAATAGCTGGTGGCAGAACAAAGTGGAAAATGCCACTTCCGACACCAGCTTCAAGACCATCACCGGGACCAACTTCTACGAGGGCATGATTCGGATGTCTACCTTGTGGAACGAGGTGAGTGAGGGCAATGAGCAGCCCACGCACATCTTTACCACGAACGGCATCTATGCCGATTTCGAGGAAATCTTTGAGGGCACGGGCTACCAGCGCCTGTCGGCCAAAGATGGCAACTCCATTGATGGGCGCTTGCCGTCATATCGTGGCATCCCCGTGCAGTATGACCGCGACTGCGGCTCCAACCGCATGTATTTCCTTAACACCAACTACCTGAAGCTGAAGATGCAGAATGGCATGAACTTCGCCAAGACGCCCTTCCGCGAGCCTGCAAATCAGATGGCGAAGGTGGCCTTTATCATCGTTGGTATCCAGCTTACGACTAACAATCGTCGTAGGCAGGGTGTTATCATCAACATCAACGACTAACATTTCCGAGCCGCAAGCCAATGCGGCTTTTAAGCTCGCCCATGAGCGAAGGAGAATAGTATGTCTACGTTTCGCAACTCTAACTTTGGCACCAATCGCATTGGTGGCGAAGGTCTTGGCAGCAATAAGGGCCAGGGCATCTACGATGAGTCTTCTACGCCGCGGTATGACATCGGCGAGAAGCTGGAATTGTCTGATGGCCGGATTTTCCGCTACTGCTATACCGCTGGGGCGATCAATCGTGGCCTGCTGGTGTCGCAGGATGTGTCGGCCACGGCTATCGTAGAAAGCGACGGCAAGCTGACCGCTGCTTCGGCAGGGGCCACCTCCGTCACCTATACCGATTCCGGCACGGTAGGCAGCGCCTCATTGAACCAGTATGCGGGGGGCTACCTCCACATCACGGATGATGCGGGCGAGGGCTACCAGTATCGGATCAAGTCCAACACCGCTGCGTCTTCTAACGCCATCACTTTTACTTTGTATGATGGCTTGGAGGTGGCCGTAACGACGGCTACCGATGTCGCTGTTACGGGCAACCTCTGGTATAACGTCACCGGAGCTACCGCAGGCACCGACTACATCATCGCTGGCGTTACTCCCATCAACTTCACCGCCAATTACTACGGGTGGGTGCAGACGGCGGGGGTCGCTACGATCCTGTCGGATGGGGCTGTAGCTATTGGGGCCAACCTAACCCTCAGTGATGGCGTCACGGGTGCTGTCCAGACCAAGGACGCGGAGACCGAGCCGCTGGTAGGCTTGGCCACCTTCGCATCTGACGATACGGGCCATGTAGGCGTTATCTTACAGGGCTTGGTAGCTTAGTTCTTTGGGGGAGGGCATTGCGCCCTCCCCCAAATCCCCATAACAAAGAGAAATAACAATGAATAAGAA